ATAGGTCAGTGAAACACCACGAAGGGTATCAGGTCTATCCGCACCACGAACGTATATCCTAGCCCCGTTTATCAGGGTAATGTCTAGGTTGTTGACGTGACTGCTTTGAATAACCTCTCTACCAAGGTCTAGCAGTAAGTCCCAGATAATTTGTCTCGATTGTCCCATAGTGGGACTAACGTAGAGAACCGCAGAGCCTTGAGGACACTTGAGTCCTTCAATCAGTAGGGTAACTGCCGCCATTCGAGACTTACCGCACCTACGCCCAGCAGCCACAACCTTGAACCGAGTCGTATCCTTAAATACCTCTTGTTGCCAGGGTAAGAGACTAAAGTTGAGATCAGCCATATTTAGCCTCTACATCTTCAGGTTCAGTGTCGATAATCGTAGGTTCTTGTCCCAAACCAGTGATATTGATGGTTACGGCACTTCTCTGAGACTTGTCCTTTTCAAACAAAGAAACAGGGAGAGTCCTATCTAAACACATCTTCAGTGCTACTAATTGGTGAGGATGCTCATCATTAAGGGCTATCTCAATAACCTTCTGAGCCACATCCTTACCTCCAGACCTAATCATCAGCTCTTTAAGCTCCTTCAGACGTTGATGGTCTGTCTTAGGTAGTACAAGGGGTGGATTGTCAGCAAACCTCTGTATGGTCATCTTGACGCTTCCCTTTGGTCTTCCTCTTCCTCTTTTTTCCATTTTGTCCTCCTTGGAATGGATTAGTTCATTTTAGCTTTTTCAGAATGGGGGCGGGTACACAAATATCTACCAACCCAACCTACCCCCTCCCCCCCATACATCTCACACACCTAGGGTTTACCCTCATGTCTTTTTATACAGTGGTCTAGATGCGAATGATTCTCATTTACGTTTCATGCAAGTGAGAGTAGTGGCGGGTACTTTTCAGGGTTACTTGATTGATCTAGTTCTATCCGTTCCCTTGTCTATCCCTTGTCTATTCCCTTACTGTTTACCCTATTGATTGACATGGTTAGGGCTATCCCTTTTCTTTTCGTCTAGGTTAGTTACTAACCCTATGCTTTCCAGTGGGCTATCCGTTCTATATCCGATGCCATGCAAGTAATGGTAAAGGCTCAATAGGTTTTCAAAACCCTGGCTAATATTCCCTTGTCCAGCACTCAATAGAATTTGCAGCTTAGGGTTATCCAGCTTTCGTCTAAATTGAACAGTGTCTACTTTTGGGGGTCTACTCATGTTCTAACCCTGAAAACAATTAAATTAAATTAATTCTAGCATCTAAGGGTAAACACCTATGGTTTTTTTCTTTTTTAACCCGATAATTACTTTACTTTCAATAGGAAAGTGCAATTTATAGGCGTTACATCATGAAATTTGCTTTTATCCCTAAGGGCCAATACACAATAGGCCAAATTATCCAAGTACACGGGCAATCTATGCGTGTTGAAAGCTACACACACACGGGCCGCAATCTAATTGCTTGCACATTAGACGATGCACCAAAATTCCAGCGTGTTGCGTGTATTTGCACCGATTCACCCTCAATTTTAGGGGTGACAGCATGAAAAACACTTTTTTAGACTACTTGACGGCCATTGTCATCGGTCTATTGCTTTGCATAGGGGCTTTGCATTACTTTGACGTTTTAGTCAAATAACTAGGGTTTTCACTGATTTACTAGGGGTTTTGTACCCCTAGAATTCTAATTTTTAACTGTCAATAGGTGTCAACAATGAAAAATCCATACAAAACTATTTTGGCTGCTCATGGCCTACCCTACAAAACAATTTTGGGTGAATCGTCAGCAAAAACAATTAAGGGTGAAAAGATCGGCTATTTAACGGGTATCGTCTATCTTGTACCCGATGAAATACTTTGCCCTTTGGCTAAACTGGCTGGCTGCTTCGAGGGTTGCCTAAAAAGTGCAGGGCGTGGGGCATTTAATAGTGTACAGAAAGCCAGGGAATCAAAAACACAGTTTTTTTACAATAATGAAGCAGCTTTCATGCTGTCTTTGTGCGCTGACGTGTGGTCTTTGGCTAACAAAGCAAAGCGCATCGGTTTAAACCCTTTGGTGCGTCCAAATGGGACAAGCGATATCGCTTTTGAAAATATTATTGTGCATGATGGAAAAACAATTTTTCAATTATTTCCTGACGTTCAATTTTACGACTATACAAAACACCCTTCACGAAAATTAGACGGGAAAACAGCGGGTAATTATGATCTTACATACAGTTTTTCGGCTATTACCCCAAAACCGATATCAATTAAGGGCTTAACTAACCCTAATAATTCCCGTACAGCTGTAGTTTTCCAAAAGCAAAGCGATATCCCTAATAATTTTCGTGGCTGGAATGTAATTGATGGAGACAATAGCGATGTGCGCCACATAGAACCAAAATCTGTAGTTGTGGCCTTATATGCCAAAGGGAAAGCAAAAAAAGACAATGGCGGCTTTGTTCAAATTAAGGGTGTTCACTATGCTTAAAACAATGAAAGCAAAATATTTTGGAAAATGTAAGTTATCTGGCGCACTTATTAAGCCAGGGGACTATATTTTGTACGACACAAGCAACAAAACAGCACAATTGCAACCCGATTCGGACACTATAACTTTCATCGGTGATAACGGGCCTTCTACGTTTTACAGAAATAAACGTGGACGTTGTATTGATGCACCATGCTGTGGTTGCTGCACAATTTAAGGGGTTTGAATGATTTATGCAATTGCAGCCCTGATTCTGCGAATACTCTCAGGAAAACGATAAACCTAGAACCCGCCTAATGAGCGGGTTTTTTGTTGCCTAAAATTTGAGCCTGTACGGGCTTTTTTGGGTTTATGCTACCCTACTATGCACCGATGATAAAAAACGCCTAGAACGGGGTTTTAATGCTTTTTAGGGGCATCTCTTCGCATAGTTTGCGGATCGTTTCATTCAGGGCTGACATTTCGTCAATTTTGTAGACGTTCCATAATCTACGTTGACCATGAATTCCGTTTAATGACCCTCGGTGACAATCAGCACACAATGGCATTGATGTGAACCATTGACCTTGATTTATTTCATGGCACTCACTGGGTGCTGATGCTTCACAGATAATGCAAGGCATCCCCTTGATTCTAGCAATATGCAATCTCTCACTAGCGGTGGGTTTAGCCTTGTTTTTGCTTTGCATTATTGGGTTGCTTTTTGCTCTATACGTGCTGAATATTGGGCGGTTCTCCAGCACTCGACCTTGGCTTGGGCGGCTGTCATTAGCCAACGATAGCGTTCTTCTATTTCAACGGCTGCCCTGATTCCTTCGAGAATCTCCACATATTCAGGGTGAGCATAAGCAAATGTGTCCTGTTTTCCAAGCACTTCAGTCTTTGCAAGGCTTTTCAGTTGTGCGTGTTTTGATCGCCTGAATTCTTCTAAAAACATACGATCAGATTTAGCCTTTGCGTAAAGTGGGGCCGTTTTTATGATGAACTCTATTGCAAGTGTAGGCTCGTTCACGTTATCTCCCGTTCATAGTGTCGGTAGGTTGGGGCTACTTCATCTCTCCCGCATCGCCTACCATGCTCGTTAGCCTCTTGCAAAGCCTGAAAAGCCCATTTGCAGTTAGTGCACACGTAATAAGGTGGGTTGCCTGGTGCGTCTTTCTTTTGTTCAATCATAGGTAACAACCCTTTGTCGGATAATTTTGGCGCAATCTTGAATAGTTGTTCTCTCTACTTGGGCAAATTCAGGTTGATCGGGCCACTCTAGGGTCATGCTTTCGACCAGCTTTGCGTCTTCCTCTCTCTGTTGTTTAGCAACAAGTCTTGCAAAGGCTTGTAATTGCTCAGTGTAAAAAGAGTAAATGTATTCACCACTTGGATGAACACCAAAGGCGGCAGTCTGTTGCGCCATCTTTTCGAGTTCATCTAGTTTCATACATCCTCGGTTTTATAGTTGATTTTGTGATTCTGAAAACGCATTGCTGCTTCCATTTCCAATTCAGCACAAGCCTCTTGTGACATACATCCCACAATATCACGCCCAGAGAACCAAACTTCTTTGATTGATTCGTTATAGGTGGATTTGTCCTCATCCATTTCGTATTGATAGACTACTGTCACCACTTCGCTACCCTGACCGATTGTTGTGTCAAATTCCCAAGTTGATTCCATGATGTAACTCCTGTTTAAAATTAAATCTTACCTAATTGCTTGCGTAATACCATAGGGATTTACCCTAATCTAGGCATTCTTTTACACAAATATCAACACCTGGCAGACTTGAATAAACCTTGGTTACATGGATGTTTATGATCTGAGAATCGTCATGGTAAACAACCCCATTCATGCCATCTTCTACGCTCTTGAGGATATTGCTTGCGTCAGGCTTCTTTGTTGGCTTCTCTGACCCGTTATCAATGGCTTCTAACCTCTTTTTGGTGCATGACTTGGGGATTGGCACTCGAATGTAGAGATAAAGGCTAACAGGGGTTTCCAATGGTTCTGAGCTACCCATTGCCTCGATTGCAGAATCCCTGATTAAAGTCTCATAGGTTCTTGTCTTTTCAGGGGTGTAAGTGGAAATAAAGTTTCCTCGCCTTGCATACCTAGCACGACCTTTAGGAACTGGTGTTCCATCAACCTTAAAAGTAACCATAAAAGTCATACTCTCCTCCTAAATTCACCGCAATACTTATCTACTGCATTTTGATAGGCGGTTTTTGCATCTTCAACATTTTTATAAATTCCAAGATATAAACTTTTCCCATCAACTCTTAATTGCGGTTGCCAATATTTAC